GCCTTTGCAGCAGGTACCTATACAATTACTTGTGCGTCTGGATCAATTGCGGTTGTTGATTTTTGGAATGGAACAACTTATATTGGAAGTGCAACAACAGCATCTGGAACAGTTACTTTCAATCTTGCAACTGCAGCAACAAGAATTGGCTATTATGTTAATACTGGTTCGTCTATTGTAATTTCTGCAACACTTACTGGAAACCCCGTATCTTCAGTTACTGGAACTCTTGATATAATTACATCATCAGGTACTTATACAGGAACTGGAATTGGTTATGTTGTGTGTGTTGGCGGCGGAGGCGGTGGCGGCGGAGGCGGGTGGAACAATACTACTTTTGCAAGTGGAGGTAATGGTGGAGGTGGTGGTTCTATTTGTTACGGACTTGTACAACTAACGGGATCAATTTCTGTAACTATTGGATCTTTTGGAACAGGTGGAGCAGGAGCACCTAACTTTGGAAACAATGGCGGCAGCAACGGAACTTCAGGAGGAACTACTACATTTGGTTCTTTAAGTGCGGGTGGCGGTGCTACTTACACGGGTGGAACTGCTACTGGAGGAACAATTAACACTACAGGAGGACAAGGTGGAGGCGGTGCATCTGGATCTGCAAGTGGAGGACCTGGTATTGCTAATACATTGACTGCTCCTTGGGTAATAAATGCAACTACTGGTGGAGGCGGTGGTGGCACACGTGGAGCAAGTGCTGGTGCTTCTGTAACTTCTGGTTTTGCAGGTGGAGCAGGTAGAGGCGGACAAGGTGCAAATGCTAGTCAATCTGGTAGCAACGCAGGCGGAAATGGTACCGCTGGTGTTGTTTATGTATTACGATTCTAAGGAGATAAAATGAATTATGCAGTAATTGAAAATGGAATAGTAATCAATACCATTCTTGCTGAAACACAAACAATTGCTCAAGAAGTAACTGGACTAACCTGTGTTGAATATACAGATGAAAACCCCGCTGGTATTGGCTACACTTATGACGGCACTAATTTTATACCACCTACAATAGAGGAGAAATAATCATGGGTCAATCAGTATTTCCTGAAGCAACAAGTGCAACAAGTGCAAGCAGTGGCGCACAATTGCCTACGCAAGTGCCTTCTGGCGTAACTTTGCAACGTACTTATACATCTACTACAACAGGAATTACATTTCCTGTAAGTAATGTATTTGTTGTTCTTGTAGGCGGAGGACAAGGTGGTGGAACTTACAACTCAACAACACCAACTAGTTTTGGGGGAATGACTTACGCTGCTGGTTTATTTGCTCAAGGTGGAGGCGGTCTTTTAGGTTCTGGTAATAATGGCAGTAGCACAACTGCTTCTCAATATTTATATGCATTTGGCGCGGGTGGAGGCGGCGCAAATGTTGCTGGTTCTTCATTTGGCACATCTGGAGGCGGTGGCGGTGGAGGTAATGCTACCACTGCAGGCAAAAATGGTGGCGCTGGTCAATATGGTCCAGGTGGAGGCGCAGGTACAAGCGGTGGAAATAACAGCGCTGGAAACCTTGGAGCAGGCACTGGCGGTGCTGCATTTTTCAATGGTACAACTTACACAAGTACTGGCAGAGGCGGTTCAGGAATACTTGCACTATCTACTGGAATTAACGGCGGTTCTGGTGGTGGCGGTGGTGGTGCGGGAACTTGGAGTACTGCTTTAGTGCCAAACAACGGCGGTGGCGGTCACGGTGGTGGCGCAGGTGCCATTATTATGGGTTGGGTTCCAGCAACTTTTACATCAGTAACAATCGGTGCTGGTGGTGCAGGTGTAGTCCGTGCTGATTCTGAAACAGGTGGCTCAGGCGGTAACGGCTGTGTGCTTGTTTACTGGTAAGAAAGGAAAATATAAATGGCATACTTTGCAGTTCTTAATGGAGATACAGTAATTAATGTTATTGTTTGCAATAATTTAGAAATAGCACAAGAAGCAACAAGGCAAACCTGTGTTGAATATACAGACGAAAATCCAGCATACATTGGTTACACCTATGACGGTACTAATTTTATACCACCTACAATAGAGGAGAATAAATAATGGGTCAATCAGTATTCCCTGAAGCATCCTCTGGATTTAATCCAACTCAATTAACTCTTCAACAAACAATTACGTCTACTGGAGTAGTTACTATTCCTTCAAATATTACACAAGTTTACGCTATTCTTGTCGGCGGTGGCGGTGGAGGTGGCCAAGGTTATGATTCAGGTGCTGGCGTTACATCAGGAGGTGGCGGTGGAGGTGCTTCTTTAGTTCAAGGTCTTGTATTTCCTTCTGCCTATGTAGTCATCGGCGCAGGTGGAACTGCAACTTCTAACGGAGGAAATAGCATTTTTAGTAGTCTTGTTGCTAGAGGCGGTGGCGCTGGGGGACGAGGCGGGATAAATTCTGGTACTGCTAGCGGTGCAGCAGGCAGTGCTCCAAGTTCAACTGGAACTGCCGCAGGCGGAGGCGGAGGTCAAGGAACTAACTGGTCTGGAGGACAGGGCGGTGGAGCAGGAGGTGCTTCTTTAGGGTTTTATATTACTTCTATTCCAGAAGGTTCTTCCTCTGGATCAGGCGCACCTAACAACGGTGCTTGGACTGGAGGCGGAGGAGCTGGATATGGATACCTTACAGCTTCAAATGGAAATGCTTACAACGTGAGCAATGGTCTTGGAGGAACTGGTCTTGTTGGTGGTGGCGGTGGTTCTCATGGCAATGGTGGAAATGGACAATGGATTGGTGGTGGTGCTGGATATGCTGGAACCGTTGGTGGCACAGGCAAATTTGCTGGAGCAACTGGAGTCAATGGCGCTGGCGGCGGTGGTTATGCAGCAATTGCAAGTGGAAGAACAGGTGGATTAGGTGGCGGTGGCGGCGGCGGTGGATATAGTGGAGTGACGGCTGGTTCTGGTGGCGCAGGTATTCTCTACCTTTATTACTAGGAGTTAAAAATGAAAAAATATGCAATGATTGATTCAGACAATAAAGTAACAAACATTATAGTTGCAAGTTCAGTTGAAATTTTTAATGAGATAAATATTTATAACGTTATTGAATATACAGATGAAAACCCCGCAGGCATTGGCTGGTCCTATGACGGCACTAATTTCATAGCACCAGATATAACACCAACAGAAGAATAAAATACTGTATAATTGCACTATAGGTGATCCACGATAAAAGCGGGGACGCGACTATTAAAAGAAAGTAGAAATAAATGGCTACAACAACTAAGGCTCTTGCTCGTACAGCAGCAGCAACATCATCAGCAACACTATACACAGTACCATCATCAACTACTACAGTTGTTACAAACATTGTAGTTGCAAACTCAGCAGCAACAGCAGCAACATTTACTATTACACTTGACGGTGTTGATATGCTAAAGACAGTTGCAATTGCAGCAAATACAACAGCATTTTTTGACCTAAAGCAGGTACTTGCTACAACTAAGATTATTGCTGGTTTTGCATCAGCAGTAACAGTATCATTTCACATCTCAGGTGTTGAAATCGCATAATCTTCATAGATAAAAAAATACCCCCCAAGGCATATAGCCAAGGGGGGTTTTATTTTGTTTAAATGTTGTGTGGGAACTTCTTCATCCACATCTTGGTTTTGGCTGTTATGCCTTTCCAAGCAGACCAGTTCTTACCACCATCGCTCATATGGTATGCAATTTTTGCGTTTATGACGGGATTCAATAAATCAGAATTTGTTTTAAGGTTAAACTTATCACGACGCTCTGGACCTAGATCACTAATCATATTAATTTGAAATAGCCCATAAGAACTATCTCCTGTTTTTGTATTGCCATTAAATCTAATAGGTTGTCCATTAGATTCCTTTTTTGCTATAGCCCAGGCCTCTTGCAAGTCCCGTCCTTTAAACCCTACTGCCTTTAGAACTAGCACCAAATCTTTGTCTGAAAGAGTTGCTGCATTTTCATACTTCTTTAACATTTTTGCCCTAGAAACTAAAAAAACCGCTTTAGGGGCGGTAGATTGTTTCAAGGCTACTTCATTTAGTAAATTATTTTTGGTAGTAGCATTTGCATTATTTGAAAAAATAGCAGATGTAAACACCAATAACAATACCCCAAACCACACTTTTGTTTCTCTCATAGTTTTTACCTCCTAAGAAACGAATGAGACCTAATTGGTCTCATAATCTAGTATAACACAATCTACTATCCAGTACAACATTAATGTCCGTTTTGTCCGTTATATTTATAACTTTTTGATAACAAAATAAATGACTACATATATGATATAATAAAAGAACTATGGCTAATTATAGAGGGCAAGAAATAAAAGATGCGTATGATGTTGGTTTAAGACCACCAATTGTTAGTTGGACGGTAGTTAGAGGCGATACTGCTGCATTTAGAGTTTATACAACAGATGATAATAAAGATCCTCTTGTAATTGCCGATTGGGATATTCTTTGTGAATTCCGCCGCCCAGATGCAGCAGGAGATTTTACACAAGATTCTGCTGGAACTATTTTTACAATTGTTCCCGTAGCAACAGAGAATGATGAAGTTGGTGAGTTTACAGTTTCTTTAACTTCTGTACAAACAGAACAACTACAAACTGGAGACGTATTTGATGTTGAACTAAGCGACATGGATAGAGTCTGGACAGTTTGCCAGGGTAAAATGATAATTATTGAGGATGTAACTGACTAATGGCAACTGCTGTAATTATTGATGATTACAGAAATAGAACTACTGTTCCTAAAGCCATAAATCATCCAATAACACAAATAAGTTATTCTGCTCCTTTGACGGTAATTAATTCAATACTTCCATTTAGAGTTAGATTTACTACTATAGGAATTGAAGGATATTCTGCTTCAAATCCCCCAGGAATTGGCATTCAGATTATTGGTTTTTCAAATTATATTATTTAGGGGAAAAAATGAACAATGAAATTATAGATAGTGTTTATTTTAAAGCAGAAAAAACAAACCATAAAGATAATACTTTAAAATGTGCTTTAGATAAAGCAAAAAAAGATGGTATTGCTTTAGAGTTTGGGGTTTTTTCAGGAAGAACATTGGGTATAATTTCAAAACATTTTCCAGATAAATCGTATGGGTTTGATAGTTTTCTTGGGCTTCCAGAAGACTGGCGACCAAATTTTGAAAAAGGACTTTTTGCTACAAATAAAATTCCAAAAATAGATAAGGCAACAATCATAGTTGGATTATTTCAAGAAACACTGTTAGATTTTTTAAATGAGGAGTTAAATATATCTTTTGTTCATTTTGATGCAGACCTGTATTCATCTACAAAATATGTTTTAGACTCTATAGAGCCTTACCTAGGAGAGACTTGTGTTTTTTTGTTTGATGAATTTTTTAATTATGAAACATGGCAGGATCATGAGTTTAAAGCTTTTTCAGAATTTTTAGATACGTACTCCTGGGAATATGAGCCTATAGCATACTCTAGCAATAATAATCAGATCCATAATGAGCAAGTTGCGTTTAAAGTAACAAGAAAGAGTTAATATGAAATATGATTTTTTAATTATTGGAGCAGGCTTTTATGGTTCTGTATGTGCTAGAGAACTTACAGATAAAGGATATAAATGCTTAGTTGTAGAAAAAAGAGATCATATTGGTGGCAATTGTTATACAGAAGAAATTGAAGGAATACATGTAAGTAAATATGGAGCTCATATTTTTCATACCTCTAATAAAAAAGTCTGGGAATACATTAATAGATTCACAACATTTAATAACTATAGGCATCATGTAATTGCTAAATATCAGGATGAACTATATTCTTTACCTTTTAATATGTGGACTTTTAACAAACTCTGGGGCGTTAATACTCCAAAAGAAGCAAAAGATATTATTGATTCTCAAAAATTTATTGGAGAGCCTCAAAACCTTGAAGAGCAAGCAATTGCAAATATAGGAGAAGAAATTTATGAAAAATTAATCAAGGGATATACAAAAAAACAATGGTTAAAAGACCCTAAAGATTTACCTTCTAGTATTATTAAACGACTTCCAGTAAGATACACATATGACAATAATTACTTTTTTGATGATTATCAAGGAATGCCAACTGAGGGTTTTACAAAAATATTTGAAAAGATGCTTGATGGAATAGACATAAAACTTAATACAGATTTTTTTGAGAATAAAGAATCTTTAAAAAGCCTTGCACAAAATATTATATTTACAGGGCAGATAGATAAATTTTATGATTACAAGTTTGGCGACTTGGAATATCGTCCATTAGAATTTGAGCATGAGACTTTAGACATAGATAACTATCAAGGTCATTCTGTTGTTAACTATACAGAAGAAAGTGTGCCATACACAAGAATTATAGAACATAAACATTTTTATAAAAATAATTCTAATAAAACAATTATAACAAAAGAATACCCCGTTGAATGGAATAAAGGAGATGAACCTTATTATCCAATTAATGATAAACAAAATCAAGATCTTTACAATAAATACTTAGAACTTTCAAAACTTGAGACAAATGTTTATTTTGGTGGAAGACTTGCCGAATACAAATATTACGATATGCACCAAGTAATAGAAAGTGCATTAAATTTTACGGAAAGTTTTGATACTAAGAATGAATAAAAACTTAATTATATCTGCAGTTGGAGATAATTCATTACATGAAAAATGGGTTGGGTCTGACAGTGTTGATTTATTTTTAATATATTATGGAAACAATGAAACAAATTTAAAAAAATATAAATCACAATCAACTTATTTTCTTAACATTAAAACAAAATCAAAATATGAATTTCTAAAAGAAATAATAACAGACAATTTTGAAAAAATACAGCAGTATGGATACATTTGGCTACCCGACGATGATTTAGACATTGATATAAAAGATATAGAAGAGATGTTTTTAATAATGGAAAAATATGATTTATGGATAGCACAGCCATCAGTTGTAAATAATGTAAATCTTCCAATTACTGCAAATAAACCAGATTCAGATATAAGGTTTACTAATTTTGTTGAAGTCATGGCGCCATCATTTAAAAAAGAAGTTATGTTATATTTGTCTCATACTTTTGGAGCAACAGAGTCTATGTGGGGGATGGAACACGTATGGAACGCTTTGTTAGGGGCACCAAAAAATAAAATAGCTGTAATAGATAAACTTATTATGAAACACACAAAGACTACTGGATCAGACTACTCTAGATTTAAAACTAGCCCATATGTTGAAAGAAAAGAATTGTGGGACAAATATATGCCAATGTTAATAAAAACAAATTCTTTGAAGTGGTATAATAAAGTTGAGTCTTTTAAAAATCTAGATAACATAAAGGGGGTAATCTAATTGGCTAGAATTAGTATAGCAACTCCTATGTATGGTGGTGTCTGCCATGGTATTTTTATGAAAAGTATGATGGAGTTAATAAATTTGCTTAGGTCCCGCGGACATGAGGTTTTATACCATGACCTATATAATGAATCATTAATTACACGAGCAAGAAATACTTTGACTGAAATATTTTTAAGAACTAACTCTGAATATCTTATTTTTATTGATGCCGACGAAGGTTTTGATCCAAAAGGCGTGTGTAAAATGGTGGAAGAAGAAGTTGACATTATTGGTGCTGCAGTTCCCATGAAAGGTATTAATTGGGAAAAAGTTGCACAAGCAGCGGTAGATGGAAAAACAAACTTAGCAAAACATTCCTCAATATATAATGTAAACATAAGTAAAGAACAAAAACAAATTCTTGCAAAAAATCCAAATAACAAAGTAGAGGTTGTTTATGTTGGAACTGGACTTGTTGCAATTAAAAGAAAAGTTTTTGATTTTTTAAAACCACATGTTGGTCAATATAGAGTTGATCAATCTGGAATGGGATCCATTCAAAAAGGAGATCCAGTTTACGATTTTTGGAACACTGGAATTAACCCAGAGTCTGAAAGACTATTATCTGAAGATTATCAGTTTTGTCAGTTATGGAAGAATTTTGGCGGCACAATCTATTTAGCCCCTTATGTAAAAGTAACCCACGCTGGGACATATTGGTTTGAATAATAAATTAGAGTCCTTTGGACCAATATACGTAATCAACCTTAAAGATCGTAAAGATCGTAAAGATTTTATGCTAAAACAATTTAAAAGTCACGGCATAAAAGATTTTACATTTATTGATGCAATTGATGGTAACACCCATAACATGGAATCAGATGTAATTAAGTTTGATGCATTAACATTAACAAAGCCAGAACTCGGTGCAGCCATGTCCCACCTGACAGCAATAAAAACTTGGCTTGAAACTTCTGATTCTGACTATGCAATAATTATGGAAGATGATGTAAGTTTTGAAACTGTTCAATATTGGGACTTTAATTGGTCTGAGTTTTTAAAAAATATAAATAAAAAATACGATATATTACAAATGTGTATAATACATAACATAAATATAAACACAAATACTCATTTAAAAGAAATTAATGATTGGTCTGCAGGTGCATATTTAATCAAAAGAGAGTATGCTGAAAAATTAATTAAGAAACACTATCCAGATGATAAGTTTAATTTTTATTTAGATAAAAAATCTGTCGCAGACTTTCTTATTTATTATACAGCAAAAACATACTCTACGCCATTATTTGTTACTAACCTAAAATTAAACTCATCAATAAATCAAGACCACATTTTACAAAGCCACACAAGATCTTATAATCAAATAACAGAGTTTTGGAAATCTAAAAACTCAGAGGTACAAGAAAAAACAACAGATTGTGGATACATCTCTTACCATAAAAACGATCTAGACTTTACTAAGTTTTTATCTATTAATAAAATATATGAACAAGATCTAATTGAAAACCACCTATCAGACATTATAAAAAATTCTTCAACTATTTTAGATATTGGAGCCCACGCTGGCTCGCACACCGTTGTTTATAAGAGTATTAACTCAAATGTAAAAATTCACTGTTTTGAACCCCAGGAAAAATTATTTGAATTGCTTAGTAAAAACGTGTTAGCAAACAATTTATCGGATATCACTCTTTATGGTAATTCTTTTGGGGAATCGGAACAAGAAATAGCCATAGATAGTCTAAACCTAGAGTCCTGCGATTATATCAAAATTGACCTAGAAGGTAAAGAACACCTAGTAATTAAAGGTGCAAAAGAAACTATTGAAAAGTTTAAGCCATCTATTATGTTTAAGCACAACTCACAAAAACCTCCTGTTGAAACATTAAAAATATTTGATGCGACCAAGATTTCAGACATTTTTAAAGACTTAGAAGATTTTGGATACACAATATCATGTATAGATGGCAATGGAAATCATTTGGCAATACCTAAGACAGAAAAGACTGATTAAAAAGTTATCTTTAGGGTATGCCAATCAGTACTAATATAAACGTATGATATAATACAACTATGGCGAAAATATCACTTTCAAGCGTAAAGGCCTTATTCCAAACGGGAGATCGTCCTTCACAGGCAAATTATGAAGACTTAATTGATACCCTTTCTGCACAAAGTACAGATCTTGGTACAGCAGGCAATAATGAAAGTACAATTGATGGAATTGAAAGTGCAACCGTTATAAATAATTATAATGCTACTGAATGGCGCTTAGTAAAGTACTTAATTTCAATATCAAAGACTTCTGGTGGCGATAATAAATATTACGCTACAGAATTAAACATATTAAATGACGGTACAGACGTATCAGTTAGTGAATATGGAATAATAGACAACGATGGGAATATTGGCACCATTAGCGTCTCCAGAGCTGGAAATACAGTTGCTATAACTGTTACACCAGCACCAGGAATAACACCTATAACCGTACGTTATGCACGTATTGGTTTGAAGGCATAACTAAGGAGATAAAAAATGGCAACAGTAAATAAAAACTTCAGAATTAAGAATGGACTTGTAGTTGAAGGTTCAACAGCTACCGTTAATGGCTACGACATTCTTACTAAAGTACAGGCAGACCAAGATTACATCATTAGTCTTATTGGTGGATCAGCAACACCAGAAGCAAACGCAAATGCAGTAGTTCTTCGTGATACAAATGCAAGTTTTGCTGCTAACGTAATTACAGCAGACTTAATTGGTGATGTAACTGGTCAAGTATCAGATATTTCAAACCACGATACAGATGATCTAGCTGAAGGAACTACAAATCTCTATTTCTCAAATGCTCGTGCAACTGACGCAGTTGTAGCAGGTCTTGATACAGATGATTTGACTGAAGGAAGCACAAATCTTTACTTCTCAAATGTTCGTGCACAGGATGCAACCGCAGGATCATATGATGTACTTGGTGCAGCAGGAGATGTAGCAGCAGACCTTTCAACACACGAAGGCCTTACTTCAAATATTCACGGAGTAACTGGTAACGTAGTTGGAACATCAGATACACAAACACTTTCAAACAAATCATTTAGCGATGCAATTACCTTCACTGGTGCAGGCGACTTTGAAATTAATGGTGATGGTAACGTTGTTATTACACCAGGTGCAGGTGAATACATTTTCTGGGGATCAGATATACTTGCAACTCAAGCATATGCTAGTGAATACACAGATAACTCTGTGGCAGCACTTGTTGATTCAGCACCTGAACTTCTTAATACTCTTGCTGAATTAGCTAATGCAATTGCAGAAAATCCAAACTATGCAACTGATATGGCAAATAGCCTTTCACAGAAGCAAAATACATTAACTGTAGGTCAAGGTATTGATATTACTGCAGACACCATTGCAGCAACACTTGGTTCAGGTCTTGCATTTGATGGCTCTGATGATATTTCTGTTGATCGCACTACAGTAGACGGTTGGTATGATGCTAATGGTTCTGCTGCAACTGCACAAACAAATGCACAAAATTATGCAGATGGACTTGCTAATAACTATGAGGCAGCAAACTCAATTGCAACAGCACTTGCAGGTCTTGATACAGATGATATTGCCGAAGGTACAAATCTTTACTTCTCAAATGTTCGTGCAACTGACGCAGTTGTAGCAGGTCTTGATACAGATGATCTATCTGAAGGAAGCACTAACCTTTACTTCTCAAATGCTCGTGCAACCGATGCGGTTGTAGCAGGTCTTGACACAGATGACTTAACAGAAGGAAGCACAAATCTTTACTTCTCAAATGTTCGTGCAACTAGTGCAATTCAAGATGAAGTTATTTACCCAGCAAGTGTTACAACAGTCTCTATTTTACTTAATGGTGTCCGTCAAGAAGAAGCAAACTTTACAGTATTTGGAACTGCTTCAACTGCAAATGTTCATTCCTTTAGTAACTATGATTCAGCAAAATATATTGTTACTGTAGCTGGACCTGTTTCTGGAACTAAACATTCACAAATTACAGAAATTCTTCTTACAACAGATGGAAACAATAATATTGCAATTACTGAATATGGAACAATTTGCACACATGCAAACAATCTTGCTTCATTCTCTGCAGACTATGTTGATAATACTTATCAACTAATTGCAACAGCAGCAGTAGCATGTGAAGTTGTTACAGTAGCAACACTACTTAATAGTTCAAACTACTAATAAAGGAGAAACCAAGTGGCAACGACTGATAAAGATTTTAAAGTAAAAAATGGGTTAATCGTTGCCCTTGGTGGATCTTTTGGCGGTACTGTAACAGTAGATACACCTACTGAAAATACACATGCCGCTACAAAGCTATATGTAGACACTAAAGCTCCAATCGTACCAACAGAGTCAACAGAGCCAGTAAGTCCAGTAGATGGTCAATTATGGTTTGACACTGTAACACAACATTTATCTATTTATTCAACAGATGCTGCTGAATGGATTATGATTGCTACTTTCTCCGATACCGCCGATCTTAGACAACACATTCACGATACTGCAATTGACGGAACTGGACTTATTGTTTCAGTATTCCAAGATGCAGGCTTCTATGATTCAATTTTTACATCAGCTGAAATTGCAGGATTCTATGATTCAGAGTACTGGACAAACAGCTATGATGGCGGAAGTCCATTAGATAATTTCAACTAATTATCTGATATAATATTAACATACACCACAGGAGGCTATAAATGGCAACAAGAATGCAACAGCGCAGAGGTACTGCGGCTCAATGGATTTCAACAAATTCAGGAAATGGCCCCATTCTTGAACCTGGCGAAATTGGATATGAGACCGATACAAACAAGTTTAAAATTGGTGATGGCACAAATCACTGGCTAACCCTTGATTACTTTATTGATGCTAATTCAACAGTAAACCCTGCCTTTGGCTCAAGTATTACATTTGAGGGTGCAACGGCAGATGGATTTGAAACAACACTTCAAATAACAGATCCTACAGCAGATCGTACAATTACTATTCCAAATGTTACAGGAACTGTTATTACAACAGGAAACCTTTCAGACATTACAGACATTGGTATATTTACTTCAACAATCGTAATGGAAGGTTCAACAGCAGATGCTCACGAACTTACCCTTTCAGCAGGAGAACCCACAGCAGATCGTACTATAACATTTCCTGATGAAACAGGAACAGTAGCAACACAAGAATATGTAGATTCAGAAATTGGTGGAGCAGAAGTAGATCAGTCTACACTTGCAGGTAATGGAATTAGCTGGAATGCTGGAACAAGTAAATTTGATGTAGATACTACAACAATTCAGGCTCGTGTTACAGATGTTACAGATACAGAAATCGGATACCTTAATGGTGTTACTTCAGCAATACAAACTCAATTAGATGCCAAATCAACTGAAAGCAAAACAGAAACTTTAACAAACAAAACTTTGACAAGTCCAGTAGTTTCAGGACTTACGCTTTCAGATGGTTCAATCGTTCTTGAAGGTACAACAGCAAATGAATTTGAGACAACACTTACAGTTGCAGATCCAACTGGTGACCGTACAGTAACTTTCCCAGATGCTACAGGTACTGTTGCTCTTACAAACAATAAGTTGGATGCTTTTGCAGCAACTTCTTCATCAGAACTTCAATCAGTAATCTCTGATCACAATGGTAGTGGAACACTTGTTTTTGCTGATACCCCAACACTTGTAACACCAAACATTGGTGCTGCAACTGGTACATCCCTTACACTTTCAGGGGACCTAACAATTAATGGCACAACCACAACAATTAACTCTACTACTCTTGCAGTGGATGATAAGAATATTATCCTTGGTGATGTTGATACCCCAACTGATACAACTGCCGACGGTGGTGGCCTCACACTCAAGGGGGCAACTGATAAAACTTTTAACTGGGTAGACGCTACAGATGCTTGGACTTCATCAGAGCATATTAATCTTGCTTCAGGTAAGACATTAAAATATAACGGAACTGATTTAGTTGCTTCACAAACTAGCAACTCAGGTAAGTACCTTACTACAGATGGAACTTCAACTTCTTGGGGTACAGTATCAGGATATTCAGCACCAACACTTGGATCAACATCAATTGCTTCAGGAGCTACCGTCACAACAATTGCGGGACTAACATTATCAGGTGCAACACTTTCAGGAACATCCACAATTAGCGGAACTGGTGATTTCTTAGTAAGTGGAGACACAAACGTTAGAATTGTTCCAGCTGGAGGCAGTAACGCATATGTTGGAACTTTGTCTGCAGATAATATAATTACAACTGCTGGAAATACACAGACTCTTACAAATAAAACTTTAACTAGCCCAACAATGACTGCTCCTACACTTGGAGTAGCATCTGCAACAAAAATTACATCACCAATACATGCATCACTTGATGCAAGTGGATATGAACAAGATATTTCTCTTATGAATATAATGAGTGCCTGGTAATGCAACATGCCAAGTACTTATAGTGGTCAAGGATCTTTCTCAGGTGTCGGTAGTTTAAAAAATAAAGCAGTTTATACTATTGGTCAAACTGGTCCTGCAGGAGGAAAGATTTTTTATGACGCTGGAAGCACACTATCTTGGGGTCAGTATTTAGAATGTGCTCCAGCTCCTGCTGGTGCTTCAAATTTTAGTGATACAACAGGAACATGGTCAGGTAACACTAATACTTTAGTTGGAACATCTTCAGCAATTGGCACAGGATATACAAATACTTTAGCCATAGTTGCACAAAACAATACAGCAAGTAAAGCAGGAACATATTGTGACGCATATGAGGTTAATGGATTTACTGATTGGTTCTTACCATCAAGAGATGAATTAACTCCATTTATTGCTAATAGGGCTTCGTATTCACCAGTGGCTGGTAATGCATACTATTGGTCCTCAACTGAGAGCAGTGCAACAAATGCTTATGGTCGCTATAGCAGCGGCGAAGCTTCTACTGCAAAAAGTGGAACCTGGTATATTAGACCAATTCGTTACGTAGAATAAGGGAGAAATATAATGCAAGGATTTTATAAAAATGACAACGGCTTTCTAATTTGGTCAGCCGATAGAGTTATCAATGATAACTTTGAATTATGGATAGATCAAAAGGATACCTACTCTTATCCCGTTGAAGGATGGATTTGGGCGGAATCAGAATTAATTGCAAGACAAACCTTAGAGTGCTATGGAGTTCAGCAATTCCCATCTTGGACATTAAATTTAGAAACTGCATCATATGAACCACCTACTTCATATCCAACAGATGGTAAAATGTATATGTGGGTAGAAGAAGATCTTAATTGGCAAGAACTAGTAGAATAATATGCCAAATACGTTCAGCGGAGTCGGATCTTTTTCAGGTGCAGGATCTTTATCTGCCCCTATTGTTTATTCTATAGGCGATACTGGTCCTGGCGGAGGTAAAATATTCTATGATGCTGGAAGCACTTTATCCTGGGGAAGATATATGGAAGCAGCAAATTCTTCTACTTCCCCAGCATTTAATCTTACACAACAACTCAATTGGTCTGGAAATGGAAATACTCTTGTAGGCACTTCCACCGCTATCGGTGCAGGATTGACCAACTCAATTGCGATAGTGGCGCAGAACAGTACCGCCAATAAAGCCGCAACTAGATGCCGCTCCTATACTGGTGGCGGTAAAACGGATTGGTTCTTACCTTCAAGATTAGAACTTGCTCAACTTTACTTACAAAAAACAGTTGTCGGTGGTTTTCCAACAAGCGGAACCGCTGCTCAAACCTATTATTGGGCATCTAGTGAGCAATTTACGTCAGATGCTCATATACAAAGTATGGTAGATGGCACTCAGGACTACTCTGATAAAGGAACTGGTGCTTTCCCAGTTCGCGCAATTCGTTATGTATAAATAGTTAGTAGCACTTTAATTTACAAAAAGTACTAACTCTAAAGTAAAGATTTACACGCTCTTAGTGAGCGTGTTTTTCTTTTTAAACTGTGTTATACTTAGGTACTACTTCAGAAAACATGAAGTACTCGTCTAATTTTACTTTGAAAGGTATATAAATGTCAGAAAGCGTATTCTCTTTTCGTCTATCAGAAGAATTTGTAAATAAATATCAAACCATCCCAGCGCCATTTGGATTCTCAGATGCAGGATCTAACTCTCTGGGAGAGGTAACATTTATTCGTACATATTCTCGTGTTAAAGAAGACGGGACAAAAGAACGCTGGCATGAAGTATGTCGTCGTGTAATTGAGGGTATGTATTCAGTTCAAAAAAACCATGCTAAAGATAATCGCCTACCTTGGAATGATAACAAGGCACAGAAGTCTGCCCAAGAAGCCTTTCAAAGAATGTTTGAATTAAAGTGGACTCCTCCAGGCCGTGGTCTCTGGGCATTTGGAACTCCTATGACTATGGAGAAGCGTAACTCAGCATCCCTTCAAAATTGTGCAATGGTCTCTACTCGTGACATTGATCGTAATGATCCAGGTGCTCTTTTTGCTTGGGTAATGGATGCATTAATGTTAGGTATTGGTGTAGGGTTTGATACCCTTGGTCAAGACAAGCAAATGTCTATCTATGCTCCAACAGAGCCAGCATCTATTTATGAAATCCCAGATACTCGTGAAGGATGGGTTGAGTCTGTTAGATTACTTATTAATTCATTCCTTCGTGCAAACCAGTCTATTCAAGAGTTTACCTATGACCTCATTCGTCCTCTAGGTGCCCCTATTAAGGGCTTTGGCGGGGTAGCAAGCGGTCCAGCACCACTTATTGATCTCCATACACGTATTCGTAATGTAATCGGTTCTAGAGCAGGGGATGCCTTTGATAGCCGTGCTATTGTAGATATTGTAAATCTTATTGGTACATGTGTTGTTTCTGGAAATGTTCGTCGTTCTGCTACCCTTGCACTTGGTACACCAGAAGATCAAGATTTTATTAATCTTAAAAATCCCGAGGTATTTGCAGAAAGAAATTCATATGATCCAAAGAAACCAGGGTGGGCATGGATGAGTAATAACTCTATTGCTGCTGAAGTTGGAACAAAGTATGAAGACTATGTAGATTTAATTGCAGATAATGGAGAACCAGGTTTTATTTGGTTAGATGTTGCACGTAGTTATGGTC